CCTAGGGAGGCGTATAATTTTTAGAACATAAGCTTCGTTACTTATCCTTTCGAGACAGAAGGGGCAAAGCGAGCAGTCTTGCAGCGTTACATAAGACAACATCAGGGGCTTCCATACGCACGGAACTTAACAAGCAAAGGAAATATGTCCAGATATTTTGAAGTGAACTTTAGTGACAAACAATGCAAGCATAGCCCCGACTGCGGTTGCATAATTACGTTGGTGGGAATACATGAAAAGACGTCAGCAATGACTCTCACTGCGAAGGGAGGGACGATAGAGGATCAGCTACATGAGCTCAGCGCACACATAGAGTCGAGCTGCAGGATGTACCCCGACCGGTTCCCGGGAATAGGTGAAGAAAGAGAGTTCAAGATGAAACTAAAGAAGGACGGAACAGTAAGAATAGTAGATCCTCCCTTTCAGACTCCGCCAAATTGGCCACAAGAGACAAAATTGAGTACAGCACATCCGCAAGTGCTTGAGGCTTTTAAAAGAGCAGACTTTCGATACTTTTCTGAGAAGTATCCCTCTAAACACTTGCGATGGAATGACTGTGAGAGATATATGTGGAGAGATCTTGAGGAGATAAAACAGCAGAATGGTACGACAGAAATACCCTCATTATCACAGTTATGTATGCGGAAACTCTCTAATTATCAAACGGCGTTCGGGAAGACAAATAAGCACCCTCATGTTATTGCGGCAAGTGATAATGTGCACTTGGGGAAATATCAGGAGGCACTGCTGTCCATGAGCCGTCCTCCACTCCCGGGAAGAGTACGAGAACCAATCAAGTATTTAGGGGAGGCGATGGATTATATGTACAGACTGATGAATGTCAATCTGGAGAATAAGATCCCGTTCAATCTGTCATTGCGACCTTTGAGAGGGGTGTATCTCGGCTCGGCGAACGGACAAAATTATTCACCGATGCGCAAGACGATAGTAGACCAGGAAAATGACTTTCCCATAAAAGTAGCAGCGAGAGGGAAGAAGATAGATACCATAGATCAGGACATAGAAGATATACTGGAGTTCTTGAACTCAGGAAAAGAACCAGGAATCACATGGGTGTGTCCTCCGAAGATAGAAAATTTCTTTTCCTTCATAAAGCAGCTCAATGACAAGGAGTTTGAGTCTTGGTGTAAGAAGGTCAGAGTGTTCAATATTCCTAATTCAATCTATAACCACTTAGAGCGTATGACAAGCTATGTAAGACATCTAAAAGAAAGAGGAAAAATGATACGCGTGGGACATCGATGGCCTAAAGGAGGAGCAGATACCATAGCGAAATGCCTTCTCGTGTGGCTACATAACCATGATCTCCCTATCTTAGTAGAAGGTGATGCAAAACTCTTCGACCAGACGGTACGTGATCTGTTCATAAATCTTTATTTTTCTACCATGGGAGTGCACTTTGATAAGACCTCAAAGGATTATGAAGCTTTTGAAAGAATAATAAAGTTTCTGTTGAAGAATATGCTAGATCGAGTAACGAAGTTATTTGGGGATATGTGGGGAATAGTTCATGGAGGAGTTCCCTCAGGGGCTTACAACACATCGCATATGGACTCGTGGATAATGGGCATGTACTTTTGCCTATTTGGTGTTTTTTCAGCTACATAACGCGCCAGAAGAGTTAAAGGAAGAATTAGAGCTGCACTTATATGCACAAATTAGAATCGTAGTATACGGCGATGATCATTTGTATAATAAGGGGCAAGGAGCGACATCGCTCTTCTTCTCAGGGACCTTATTTGCCAAGTTTATGAAGGATTACTTTGACGTAGAAATAAGAGATATGAAAGACGGGGTGTCTTTCCTCTCGGAGACGAGAGGAGGAATCTTGATGCGATGCGGAGCGACCTTCTTGAAGCATCAGTTTGTCCTAAATCCAGTGAAGGGAATGGGGCAATGTGTGTACCTTCCTTTTAGAGAATCGGCAGAGTATATAGTCCGATGTGCCTGGGGAAGGGACACAAGGCAGAGAGACGTAATAGATGTGATGCTGTCAGTGTTAGGACAGGCATATGCGACCTACGCGTCGAATGCGGACGCCTACTTCCGATTAAGACTGATATATGAGGAGCTCTTAGGATCATTAGAGAGTACAGAGGGCCTGCGAGAACTACTTATGGATAGAATGGGACATGACGATGTAAAGAAAGCAAGACAGCAAGGGTTAACAAGTGAAGATCTGTGTAATGGATTTCCGACTTGGGATACATTAGTAAAGAAAAACATCTATGACGAGTCGTATCAAGAGACCACAATTCTTCCCTTAGACTACAATGACCTGATGGACGTATCGGACGAGTGGTGGGCGGAATAGGTAGCGGTGATCGCGCGGATCCTGGCCCGCAATATAAATCTCTTAATTGAAAGCCAGGTAGCTGAATTAACAGCTTAAACAAACTAAAAAAAAA